TGCTTGACATACAAGTCGGGTAAACCCTTCTTAGTGAAGAGCACCTCAACTGTATGTAAAGATAGAACACGTTCTATTGAAATTAAGTTCGGATCCATATCCAAAATTAAGCGGAAAGTTTCGTTGTCATCTGGATTTAAAACAATCGTAGATAACTTTAAAACTTTAAAAGCTTCCTCTGCAGGTCGGCGTAACTGCCAAGCTTGACGAGGGGGAGATGGTCGCTTAATCTCCCGAACGTACGGAATGTAAGAAGCATCCTGCTTCCGAAGAGAATATTTTCCAACACAAGGTAAACCCAAACCTCCCAAATGTTCTGGTAAAAACCAGGGTATTGACTTAGTTAAAAATTCTGAATTCTTATATATGAATTGCCCTAATACCCTTTCCTTTAAGGAAACAGGAGTCAGATCGATCAGATCAGTACAATACTGTCCGATCGACCTAAAGCTTTCTCCTTTAGAAAGATCTTCAGAGCGCTTCATACCATTAAGAATACCCATATTAATAAAAGGAACGGTCTTAATTGTCTTATCAACAATAAAAGTACGAGAATTTATATTAAAAAAGGAATCAGAAATATAGACCTTACCAATGGACGGTGAGAGACCTGCAACCTTAGCCCACTTTATCCACAAGGGATAAAATCCGGGTAAGGATTGTATCAGTCCATCATCTCCATTGATATGAATTTTCATAGAATTAAAAAATTCCAGGTCGTGAACATCTTTATTATAGAGTTCACATAATGCCAAATGGCAAATACTAAGATTAATAATACATAAACAAGGGAACGATAATATAGAACCCATCAACTGCCCTGTCTGCTGCTCTCTGACCTCCCCCTTAAATTCAATATTATGTCTCGTAAGGGACCTAACAATGATATCTAGAGGATAAACAGAAGAGTCAAGAATACCTTCAAGCCCAACAGCAACTGCTTCGGAGCAAAAAGATAACATTTCATTAGTCGCATCAGAATAATCTATTGAAGTATACTCTAAACCCAAAACGGGCGGTATAGTTTGATTAAGAAAATCCGATGAAACTTTCATACCTGTTAAACGGAAATATGGATGATCCGAGAGGACTGTCCACAAAAACTGTTGTACAGGCTTAAGAAATGTATATAATAAAGGAGGGCCTTTTGTAATAACACGAACTTTTAAAGCTTCTGATAAACCTAAAGGTTTAACAACAGGCTGTTCAAAAGGGACTAAATCCCTAATTCGTGTATACAATGTGTGAAACTATCACACAGAGGGGAATAATCTATATAGTCGATCTTCTCGATCGACCAATCGTCATCGGTTTTAAAAGGGTTTTCACTTCGTATAACTAAAGGAACATCAGACTTAAGTCCAACAAGGAGAGAAGGGTGATTCAAAATCTCACCCACTACGCCACCCAGAGAACGAGTATTAGTATAGGTAGAAGAAGTTGAAGGAAGAAACGGCTCTAAAAGATCCGTATCTTTCATCTTCTTATCCCTAAATAATAAGTTTGTAACAAACTTAATATGATGAAACATCATATCTCTATCATCTCGTTCCCTACCGTATAAAACGGGGGGAGCTGTAGTCAACTTCTCAAACATATCTAATTCGGCCCTAACCAAATCGTCTTTTTTAGGACGTGGCATCCCTTTCTTAGACTGAAGGATCGTTAAAAGAAAAGATTCAAAAGTATGAACCTTCCGAAGAAGGACACACTTCATAAATCGATTCGCACGACCACCCAGTAAGACAGAAGGATCATCTACTAAACCTGATGGAGAACTAGGTAGAACCTGGTTTTTCCAAAAGGAATAAAAAGAAGCAAGTTTGTATTTAACAAACTTTAAAGGGCTGGAAAAATATATGGAAGACTTAAACCAATGTTCATACGTTAACCTTAGTGAATACTGATGGGAATCAAACCCATACAGTTGAAATATATCCAAAATAACACCAATACACAAACGTAAGTAGTCTCGGGAAGAACCCGAGACACACGCCTCACAGGCGGAAGAGCTATCGTCTC